AACAGCAAGTTCGGAGCTATAATATGTATAGAAAGTTAAATAATTCTAATGGTTCTGAAAATACAGAACAAATATTAAGAATAGAAGACAATGCTTTTATTCCTAAAGACGAAGCTAACACAGACTACCAAGAATACTTACAATGGTTAGATGAAGGCAACACTCCTGAAGAGGCACAATAATGGCAAGTATAAAACTAAAAGGCGATACATCTGGTGAGATTACCATACAAGCACCAGCAGTTGCAGGAACAACAACACTAAACCTACCTGCCACTTCTAGCACACTAGCAACACAAAATGCTTTAGGTGTACGCAATCTTATCATCAATGGTGATATGAAGATAGACCAGAGAAATGCTGGGGCAAGTGTAGATACAACTTCAACAGGAAACTCTACATATTCTGTTGATAGGTGGGCTTATATTGTCAGTGTGGTTTCAAAATTTACATTACAACAATCTAGTGATGCTCCTACTGGGTTTAATACATCATTATTAATTACAAGTTCTTCTGCATACAGTTCGCTTAATACTGATTATTTAAATATTAGACAAATGATTGAAGGAGTTAATTTTGCTCATTTAGGTTGGGGAACAGCAAATGCTAAAACTATCACTGTATCTTTTTGGGTTAAATCAAGTTTAACAGGGTCATTTTCTGGCTCATTACAAAATAGTGCATTTAGTAGGTCATATCCATTTACATATTCAATATCATCAGCAAATACTTGGGAAAAGAAAACTATCACTATTGCAGGTGATACAACAGGAACTTGGCTGACAACAAACGGAATTGGGTGTAGGCTTAATTTTAATGTTGGAACTGGTTCTGATTATTTAGGCACTGCTGATTCTTGGTCTTCGTCTAATTTGAGAGGTGTAACAGGAACAACAGCATTAACTGCTACTAATGGAGCAACGCTTTACATCACAGGTGTCCAACTAGAAGTAGGTGACACAGCTACACCATTTGAACACAGACCTTATGATATGGAGTTAGCAAGATGTTTAAGATATTGTTGGCAACATACGGCAGAAGATAATTATGAGATATATGCGGTTAGTGCTTGTTATAGTACAAGCAATTCTTATGCCGCTTATAAATACCCTGTTAAAATGAGAGCATCCCCAACAGTATCTTTTTCAGCTACCAGTGATTTTCAACTTCTTGAGTCTTTAGCTGCCCATACTTGTACATCTGCAAATGGTAGTGAAATAAGCTCCACTTCATGTCAATTAGATATGCATTCAACTAGCAATCTTGTTGCTGGAAACGCAGCGTTAATAAGAGCAAATAATGTAGCAACAGATGGAACTCACTATATAAGATTTCATGCGGAGTTATAATGTATAAAAAATATATAAATCAAATTACAGGACAAGAAGCTAATATTATTATAAGGTTATCTGATATGGCATCTATCCCTAAAGACGAAGCTAACACAGACTACCAAGAATACCTAGAATGGGTAGCAGAAGGTAATACACCAGAGGAGGCAGAATGAGCGTAACAATTAATGGCATAGGTTTCGTAGAAAACAGCATCACACTGGATACAAACTACACACTAGCAAACAATCGTAATGCGATGACTGCTGGTCCTGTAACTGTAGCAGATGGTATTACTATTACAATCGGTGATGGTGCAACATGGAGTGTCGTATAATGGTCACATCAATAAAAGGAAATGATACCAGTACATTTGGTGGGAATATAGATGTTACAGGTAATGTGGTAACAGATGCACCAGCGTTTCATGCTTATCAATCTACTCAACAAACTGGAATTAGTAATGCAGTATTTACTAAAGTAAATTTACAAACAGAAGATTTTGATACTGATAATTGTTTTGATAATGTTACTAATTATCGTTTTACACCAACAGTGGCTGGATATTATCAGATAAATGCAACAGCTCAAGGAGTAAACGCAGCATCAAGTGCTGGCTCATCTTTTTTATCTATCTATAAAAATGGTTCACGACATCGTGAATCAGTAATAAATACTGCAACAACAGCTGGTATTGCAAGAACATTTCCATCTGTTTCTGGATTAGTATATGCAAATGGAACAACTGATTATTTTGAACTTTATGTTTATGCTGATGGTATGCCATCAACATATAGTTTAAATTCTTCAACAGCAACACATAGAACAACATTTTCAGCAGTATTAGTGAGGGCAGTATGAGTACAGTAAAATCAAAGAAACTACAAGTCGGAACAGATGCTACCTCTAGCAATAACTTTACCATCTATCAACCAGCAACACCTGATGGAACATTAAGGATTGGTGTCGGTAATGCAGATAGTCCTACAGAGGTAGGACGATTTAATAGCAATGGATATGTAGCAACTAATGCACCAGCGTTTAGTGCTACTAAACCTAATGACCAAAATATCTCTGCTGGGGTATGGACAAAAGTTATATTTGATACTGAAAGATTTGACACAGATTCTTGTTATGATAATACTACCAATTATCGTTTTACACCAACTGTAGCTGGATATTATCATGTAGACATTGAACTTTTATTTGCTGCATCAAGCGGTGCTGGTGCTTATGGTATAACAATATATAAAAATGGAAGTCAATATATATCAGCATATAGATATGCTGGAGGAGTTACATACGGAGCATCTGGTAATGTTACTGGATTAGTTTATTGTAATGGAACTACAGATTATATAGAAGCTTATGGTTTATATACTGGAACATCTCCGCAATTTGATGCTAGTACAACTCAAAACAATTTTTCAGCACACCTAGTGAGGGCAGTTTAATTTAACAAGGAAAAAACAATGACACTTTACGAAAAAATAACAACGCTTTACCCAACTTTAACATCTGATGACTTTGCACCTGAAGGTACAATCATGCTTCAGAATGACAGCGATGGTAAAGGTGACTACATCAAAGAATGGAATCACCCAACATTAGCTAAACCAACACAGGAACAACTAGACGGAGTTCAGTAATGACCATTAGTATAAAACCCACAGCTACAGATACTACAATACAAAATAATGGTAGTGATATATTTACCATAGACAGCAGTGGTATTACAATGGCAAGTGGCAAAACATTACCAGCAGCATCATTGACTGGAACATTACCAGCTATTGATGGGGCTGCATTAACAGGGATACCTAATCTTGGTGTTGGTCAAACTTGGACTAATGTAATAGGTAGTAGAAGTGCTGGTGTTACTTATACTAATAGCACAGGTAAACCTATTGTAGTTTTGTTTTCTGATGGTAATTCTAATATAGCTACAGTAAGTATCAATGGAACAAAAATAGGTGAATTGTATGCTTCAGCAGCATCTGTGGCATCTATTGCTACTTTAATAATACCTAATGGAGATACTTATTCTTTAAGTGCAATGCCTGATTATTGGTGGGAGTTAAGATAATGAAATTATATCAAGATAATAATAATAATGTATTTGCTTATGAAGATGACGGTTCTCAAGACTATTTAATTGGTGATAAAGTTAAGATTACCGAAGAAGAAGCATCTAGTATTTATAATCAAAAAACTCAAGATGAGTTAGATAAATTAACTTATATAGAAAAACGAGCTATGGCATACAAACCATTAACAGAACAATTAGACATGCAGTACTGGGATAAAGTTAATAACACTAATACTTGGAAAGAACATATAGATTCAGTAAAAACTAAATATCCGAAAGGTGAATAATGTTTGGCATAACTGCATTTTCTCAATCACCTTTTAGTACACTAGGTGCAGGTGCTATATTATTAGGTCAAGCTAATATTACTGCTGATGCTACTCTTGTATCTACTGCTGTAAGATTACGCACATTTAGTGGGGATATATCATCTACTGCGACTATTACAACTAATGGTGTAGCTATATTTAGTGCTGATGCTGGTATCAATTCATCTGGTGCAGTCACTATAGATGCAACAAAAATAGCAACAGTATCTGGTGCAATTACAGGTGAGGCAAGTGCATCTGTAGCATATTTAAGAATTAGAAATACATCTGGTGATGTTGTAGGTTACGCATTATTTGATGCAGAAGGATTCTCTCTAGCCGTAGCAAGTGGCTCTATGTTTGCTAATGTCAGTGTAACAGCAGACGGATTTAGTGAAGCATACTCTAGTGCAAGTATAAGTGCTAGTGCAGAAGTCTATACACTAGGTGGTTTAATTAAAGATGTAAATACAGTCATAGATGCAAAAGCATTGGTTGACTGTTTAGCAAATGCAACATTTAGTGGTGATGCAATTATAAATGCTAATGGCACAATAACTGCTTTAGGTTATGTGTTAGGCGAAGAATGGTCAGATAGTGCAGTAGGAGCAGAAACATGGTCTACTGTATCATCTGGAAACGAAGTATGGGTGGAAGATACACCTGAATCAAACACATGGTTACGACAAGGATAAAACATGGCAAAAACCAAAATATCAGAATACGATTCAACCGCAAGTAATAACACCGATGTAGATGGTGTTAATATTGCAGAAGGTTGTCCTCCATCAGGCATTAACAATGCTATTCGTGAGGTGATGGCTCATCTTAAAGACTGGCAGTCTGGAATCAGTGGTGACAAACTACCGATTGCCTCTGGTGGAACAAATGCAGGAACAGCAGCCGATGCTAGAACAAATTTAGGTTTAGGTGCATTAGCTGTAAAATCTACAGTCGCTACTGCTGATATAGATGCAGATGCTATTACCAGTGCTAAAATTGCCGATGATGCAGTAGGCACAGACCAAATTGCAGACAGTGTTAATTTAGCAGGTTCTCCAACAACAACTACACAATCTTCTGCTGACAATAGTACCAAGATTGCTACGACAGCTTTTGTACAAACTTTAGTAGGTAATACAGCCTCTGCTGCTGGATACATTGCATTTAATGGTGCTACAGGTTCTGTGATTGCTAGTTCTAACTTAACATTAGTTAAGAATGGGACAGGTAATTACACAATTACATTAGATGCAGGAATTAGAGATGGCGATGCTAACTACTGTGTCGTATTAGGCAATGTAGACCAAGTTGTATTATCACAAGGCACAGGGGTAACAGGTGATGACTACACATTAGACCTCTATAATACAATGGTATACAGTCGCTCTAGTGTCACATTTAACATTAGAGCCATTAGAACATACAACGATTATGTTGTTTTCTCTGCTGCTGATGGTGACGGTAACGCTACACAAATGTTTGGTATTACTGCGGTTGACCCAGAATACATTACTGCTGTTATTTACACATAAGGATAAAGAATGAATATAGTTTACTTTAATACACCAGTTGGAACAAACAAAGTTGCTTTTACTATTACTGATAAAACAGTAGATGTGTTAAAAGCAGAAGGTGTAATTCCTCATGGTTCTAGGACATTAATTAAACCTCATAACGAAAATATGAAAGCAGAAGAAAATGCTAAACACATTCATATTGACAAGTGCGTATTTGATAACCAAGACAATCCTACAGATATTGTGTTTGATTTAGATTTACTTAAATCTTATTTTTTAAACCTCTACAAACAAATTAGAGCAAACGCATTTAAAGTATTAGACGGCTATCAAACTAGAGCATTAGCATCTAACAACTCTGCATTAGTTGCAGAAATAGAAGCAGATAAACAAGCATTAAGAGATATGCCACAAAATTTAGATTATTCTAATGCACACACTGGGCTAGATGTGGCTAAAACTTATCCACAATCATTGTTAGTGGATTATGCAGAAAAATACAAATCTAAATTCTAAAATATTAACTTTAGCAGAAAGCATTGTTCCTGATATTATTTACAAAAGTAAATTAAAAGGAATAAAAGAAGTACCTAACTGGGAAAGTTATTTAGAATATGACTTTTCAAAAGATATACCAGTGAGTAATGATAGCTATTACATAGACTTTGGTAGTCGTAATACAGGTAAGTTTATGCACATCATGCAAGAACTTTATCCTGATTACAATATTATAGATAGCGGTCATTACTACTATCCTAAAACAGGTTACATGGGTTGGCATACAAATTCTAACAAACCTTGTAAACGAGTTTACATTGTATATAGTGATGGTCAGTCATTTTTTAGATACAAACAAGGAAATGACATTATTACAGACTATGACAATATAGGTATTACGGTCAGAGAGTTTGATATACCAGCATTACCAGAACAATTATGGCATTGTGTAGGCAGTTATGCTAATCGGTTTAGTTTTGGATTTAGATTAGAATGAAACACATCATGACAGGTGAGTGGAGGTTAGACAACACACCTGATATGTTTATCAATGTATTACAAGTCATACAATATATACAGTTTAAACAGATACCGTCACAAGAAATACAGATTGCTGACATATCACATAAAGAACTAGACAGTATAGATAAAACAGAAGCTCGATACATCACAGCTAATACAAACTATCCAGTCATTGTGGTACAGGGTATGCAAAACCCACACAACAAACCATACAGAATGATTGATGGTCGGCATCGGTTATTAAAACAAATTAACAATAAAACTGTCAATGCTTATGTATTAACAGAGCAAGACATTAGTAAATTTTACCAAGAACATAAGGAATAGAATGGGAACAAGAATACAGTTTGATGAGTGGTTACCTGACCAACCTTCTATGACATCATTAAGAGATGCAAAGAATGTATATCCGACTAGTGTAGGTTATGCACCATTTGCTAATGCTGTAGATTTTTCACAAGCTGCATCCTCTAACCTTAACTCTGTGTTTGGTGCTAAATACGGTGATGAAGTGGTTATCTTTGCAGGTAGTACAGACAAAATATTTAAATTAGATGCCACAGACTTATCGTTAGATGACAAATCTAAATCAGGCGGTTATTCTGGTAGCACATGGCACTTCTGTCAGTTTGGTAAAGTAGTTATTGGTGCTAACAATCAAGACAAATTACAAGCATGGACAATCGGTGCATCATCAGCATTTGCTGACTTATCTGCATCTGCTCCAACAGCTAAATATGTGACAGTTGTGAGAGACTTTGTGGTGACTGCTAACATTGGTGCTGGTACAGATACTAACAAAGTTCAATGGTCTGATATTAACGATGAAACTACATGGACAAGTGGAACTACATCTCAAGCAGATTATCAGATTATTCCTGATGGTGGTGACATTACTGGGATTACAGGTGGTGAGATAGGACTTATCTTTTTAGAGCGTTCTATTGTGCGTATGACCTATTCAGGTTCACCATTATTCTTTCAGTTCGATACCATATCAAGAGGATTAGGCTGTTTAGAAGGCAATAGTATTGCACAGTACGGTGCAACATCATTCTTCCTCTCTGCTGACGGTTTTTATAAATGTGACGGACAAACAGTCACAGGTATTGGTACAGAAAAAGTAGATAGATATTTCTTTAACAATGCTGACTTAACAGATTTAGATAGTATCTCTGCTGCTGTAGACCCTATCAAAAAGCTAGTGATATGGAACTATGCCAATGTGGACGGTAGCCGTAGTATCTTAATTTACAACTGGCAGTTAAACAAATGGTCAAGAGCAACTACTGTTTCTACAGGGGTTGGTGGTATTGCAACAACTGGTGAAACATTAGAGTCATTAGAAATATCTCTAGGTTATGGAACATTAGAAGCTATTCCTGCATCACTGGATGACCGATTATGGGTGGGTGGTAAGTTCTTATTTGCAGGATTTAAAGGTGCAAATATTGTTACTTTTACAGGCTCTACATACGACTCACAACTCATTACACCAGATATTGAATTAGGATATAACTCTGTTGTGACATTAGTCAGACCACAGATAGATAATGGCTCTGCTAATATTAAGGTAGCTTCTCGTAAAGAGTTATCTGATAACAGTGTGTTTGGTTTGAATGTAGTCACTACCACAGATGGTCGTGCTAATGTCCGCAGTGCTGGTCGTTATCATAGATTCTTGGTACAGCCTACAGGGAACTGGACAGATGCAGTATCTATTGATGTAGATGTTAAACCACAAGGTAACCGATAATGGCAAACCAGTTTCGTAGACTACAGCCACAGTATGCAGATACTCGTGAGATTGCAGAAGTAACCAATCTTATTTTAAATGGTAAGACAAACAATACTGGCACATTCACACTGGCAACAGGTGGAGCAACCACAACCACAATCTACAATGAGCGTATCAGTCCTGATTCACAGATTATATTAGTTCCATTGACTTTAAGTGCGGCAGCTACAAATTCTTATCCTTATGGAACATTTGAAGAAAGAGCAGATATAACTTTTGCAACTGCTAACACACCACAAATATTAAATTTATCAGAATCTGAATATACAGTAGGTATGTCATTAGCAAGTAATCGTATCACAGTCAGTTATGCAGGTATTTATGATTTAGATGTATCTGCTTTATTTGTAAATACTGATG